GGAATAGACCATATGTCTATATCCATCCCTCGTCTTCGAATGGAATTCAGTTCATCGAAGGTCTGTACTGTAGGCATTCAACCACCTACTTCCTGTTCTTCTCTGAGTAGTTAATTCGATTCGTGCCGTCAACTACGGGAGATTCATCCTTTTGGTCGCTGATGTCCGATGCTGTTCTGTCAGGAATCTTCTCTGCTTCATTCTGCTCGGAAGGCTCTGATTTCTGTTCTTCGAACAGCTTTTTCTGATACTTGGTGATCATCGGCTCGGAATCAACCCAAACCTGTGTATTATCTTCAAACAGATTGACGGTCTTGAATGCATGAAGTCCATATACGCCATGACTCAGCAGAGTTGCAAGGGCATTGGATTTTGTAATCAGGTCAAATGACCGATTCCGCTTCACATTCGGACGAATATCTCTGTACTTCAGCTTTAGCAACGGACTATCCGCAGGAACATCTGGAGACTTCTTCAAAACACGAAGAACGACCTTGACTTCCTGCATCTTAGCTGCTTCGACAATCAATTGCTGTTTGTTTGCGGATGCTTCTGCGGCAGACCATCCTGTAGCATCACTCATGGCAACACCAGTCGAACCGCCATTGGCAGAATTTCTTTCCGGAACACCGCACTTCTGGAGAATTAAGGACCTCTTGCTCAAAATGTTTTCAAGAATGCCCTGATAGTTATATTCCATGGTCAGCGGTCTTATAAACGGCTGTTTGCCGTCCGGTGTGGTATACGTCTGTAGCCAATCATTGCTGGACGGTTTAACCACACGTTCTTCTTTGACTTTTGTTCCATCTGCTTGTTCTACTTCTACTTCTTCCACAGGAAAATCGACATCGTTTGTATGCCATACCGTTTGCGTCTGTTGGTCAACCTGGTTCAACGTATCGGATATCAGCAGATTAAGGGCATCCATTTCCTTGATTTGTCGTTCAAAGCATCCCGTCCGGTCATAGGATCGTATGTATTCAACGATTGGGATAATGCCAAGAGGGTTAACTTCCCCACTTCGATTTCCGTGATGGAATTCAGAATTATCCCCGGATTTTCCGTTGATAATTTTAGATTCCTCAATCTCAAATCTCATGGTTTTAGTAAAGGCCGTAATATGTCTCAGTCCATTATCGTCAATCCGGAAAGATACTCCGACAATCGGTCTATGGTCCACATAGTAACTTGACCGAACAAGAAATGCGTATTGTGGATTCAATACATCGACCGTAAAGTAGCTGTCTCCATCTTCGTATTCGGAATTGATATCAACAAACGTATATCCAGTTCCACATACTTCTACCCATCTGCCAAGTTCTTGGTTCTTGCTGTTGATGTCCTGTGCGTCATAACACTCGTTCAGCAATGCCACATCGGGAGATTCATTCTTGCCACCACCAGCATCAACCTCTCCCCTCTGAATCAAGGTGATAGGATTGCCCCACCGATAGCTGGTATTGAATTCCACAGCTTCGGCACTGACGTTGTCTACAGACTCCCAATCGATTGACGGTCTGTATGACTTCGGTTCTTTTCTCTGTAAAGGCTGATTGCCCCTCTCATACTCATCAAGAAACTTGATCTCCCTCATGTTCTTGAGATGAGTCGGAAAAGCCTTAGTCAGAACGTCTATGATATTTTCGCTTGTAACTTCCGGAACATCTGTCCAGATTATGCTTCTTCCGTATAAATCCATAGCCATCACCAAAACTTCATGCCACTCGATGTCACTCTGTTGTGTTTCACATAAGATATGCCATGTTGCACACTATACAGAAATTCATCTCCGCACAGATGACACATCCATCGAATCGAGCGGTCTTTATGGGCTATTTTAAGCCTGTGTTTCGTACCACAATGTGGGCAAACAATTTTTCGCATATTTTTTCCTAAACAAAAAGCGCCTGCTTTTGGCAGGCGCTATAGATAAAACTTCGTTTTTACTATAAAGCACCGTTTTTCAAAATATCAAGAGAAATGTTGCCAAGTATTGCGAAGAGAATCGGTCAAAACGAACATTCGTCCCTATATTTTTTCTCAAACTCCTCACGGGATTCCTTCAAGAGCTGTTCAATCCTTCTCCTTGAGTAGTGATAATGCTCCATCATGTCAAAGACCGACATATGATTCACATAACGATAAGTCAGAATCTCATAATGCTTAAGGTTATCCATGCCATCAATCTGACTGATAATTTTTGCTCGTTTGTTCGCAAGAGAATCAATCTGCTCGGACAGTAACGCAAGTTCCGTTCCGGCTTTACCCGTTAGGTCGCTTGTGCCGAAAGTCTGTACCCTTTCCTTGTCGGTTGGGACAGTAGTGCTGATTCCCATGTCCATGATGCGCTTCCGCTCTTCTTGTTTATTCTTAATCATCACTTCGCATCGTTCTATTTGTTCAAGATAGTGTTTTGTAGTCATGTAATCACCTTTATAGACCTAATCTGTCTTTGGCTATCTCATAGTATTCTTTGTCAAGTTCAAATCCAATAAACTTACGGTTTGTGTTTTGGCAGGCAACGCCTGTACTTCCTGAACCCATGCAGCTATCTAATACGGTGTCACATTCGTTAGTGTAGGTTTTTATCAAATATTCCAGTAATGCCACTGGTTTTTGCGTGGGATGCCCTCCCTTACGAATGACTTTCGGAAAATCCACAACAAGGTTTGTGGCACACCATGTATTTTTTTCTTCAATCAGCGTATTTCTATTTTGTTTTCCGTAACAACTACTTGATGTTTCCCCCATCTTGCCATAAGTATGCGTAGGCTTTTTACCTGTTTTTAATGGTGGATGGAACAGACATTGACTTCTATAAAATACGGCAATTTCCTCAATTTGTCTCAATGGCTGTTTTTTTGCATTTAGAAATCCGGTTTTCAGATGCTTATCCCAATACCACATATACTTAAACTCTTTTGGATTACTCATAACAAGCCTGGAACTAAACGGTTGCATACAGTGAAGCACGATAGGCGTAGTCGGCTTTGCAATCCGGCGGTATTCATTCCATAGCAAATCCAAAGGAATTACCGAATCCCATTTGTTTCTGGTCATTCCGAAGGGCAAATCACACAAAATCATATCTATACTTCCATCAGGAATATATTTCATCAATTCCAGACAATCACCTTGTGTTATTTTGATGTTTTCCGTCATAGTCACCTCTTAAATCGGACTCCTCATTATCCTTGTCTTTCTTCTGTACAGACTTCTTGTTACAAACAAAGCAAAATTAGCTAAACAATCTGGAACGTCATCATGCAGATTACGTCCTGCTACTGTGTATGTAGTTAAAAAACTTATAAGCCGACCATAGTCGCTTTTCTTTAAGTATTGATTCTCGTCCTTAAAAAGAACATGTCTTTTAATCCAATCAGAGTTAACGATAATTCTTGTTTCTTTGTTTGTCTCTGTAGCCTTAGTGGTGATGTTGCACCGGCCACCTTCTGCCTTCACCATTTCTGCTATGTCAGACGCAAGCCTATCACCACCTGCATTGGATTCGAATTCGCATTGTTGTACATTATGATTAACAAGAATATCGGTGAGTTTCCTTTTTTGCATTGCAAAATCACTGTTATCATCACAAACCGCATCGACACAATAGAAATCATCACCGTATTTATAGAACACAGGAAGGACCATATAATCGATTCCTTTAGACTTCGTATCACACACACTGATAATTGCGTCTGGTTCTTCGGCTGGCAATGAATAGTATCTCCTCAACTCGTCTTCCGGGTATAACAGTCCTTCTCTTTCCACGGGTGAATTTTTATAAAGGCATCTGTAAGAGATATCATCCATGGTCATTTCAATATCATGGAAAAAATCTGTAGTAAAACCCTGATAGTCGTAGTCGAAATTTGACTTTCCTGTGTCTGGATCGATGTCAGGGATGGATATGAATCTGCATCGCTCATTGCCATCATATATAACCTGAAGCCGTCCAATGATGTCGTGTACTGACCATCGTGTTGCTATGTGGATCTCTTTGCAAGGCTTTTTGTCCACATCAACCGTCTTTCTCTGTCTGGCATCTGTGGAATATACGCCCCATAGCTTGTCGAGTGTGGCTTTGTTCAGGGCTTCTTCAATCTTGGCAACCATGTCGTCCACAAGCAGAAATTTCGATGCACGAACCATACCCGCGTTGTTACTTCCCCTGGTGCTACATTGAAGGGAGTTAAAGATTTTCTCTTTTCCGACATTAAACTCTTGTGCCTTGGCATTCTGGTGATTGACTTTTAAGTCTGGAAAAATCGTTGACCACGCATACTCGGACCTGTCCGTAACAATCTTCAGAGCATCATCATAATATTTTCTTGTGATGCCGTCCGAATGAGAGAAGAACAAATTGTACTCATTCGGAAACCAACCAATGACTCCTGTCATGAAGAATCGGCTGATGGTCGATTTTCCAGTTCCGGGTGGCATTGATATCGTCAACAAATCAAGTTTGTCATCAAGCATATCTTGTAGTGCCTGAACAATCCCTGTTTTGAAGAATTGCCGTCTTTTTGGCTGATAGAACTTCTCTTTGGGATCTCTTTTCTTCTCCAGAAACAACAGATAACTGTCAAGCTGACGATTTTGTGCTTCAAAAAGCCGAAGATCCCATATCGTCTTGACGGCAGACTTCTGCTTGCCCTTTTTGTCTGTGTTTGTTGCGATATATTGACATTTTTTCTTGAGATAGTTGGAAATTGTTAAGATTGGCCCTCGGTTTTCATAGTCATTCCCTATAACCTGATGACCAAAAAGGATGAACTGTTGCACAAGCGATGTGTCCAACTCCATAGGGTTAGGCT